CGAGGGTCAGTCTAGCACACGAGGGTACACCTGACCTTGACAACCCTACACGAGGCTTTCCTCGCGCCACAGTCCCAGGAAGTAATGCAGCCGGATGCTCTTGTCGGTCGCGATGGCGACGTCCCCGGCGCTGAACATCCGAATACGATGCTCAGCCAGGGAACTCCCTGAGTTGTGCTTCAGCGTGACGGTCCCCGCGCCAGTCACGAACACGAGCAGGGAATAGCTCTCGCCGGGGTTCGGGGCCTTGAACCCGGTCAGATCGACAGCGGCGGCCCCGGTCGAGACGAGAATCCCCGCGCCGGTTAGGTCGAAGTTGTTTTGATTGGCTGAGAAGCTGACGCGCAGGACTTTCGGCTGGGGGTGCTCACGGGTCAGGCGCACCTCCTGCCTGCGGCGGCGGATCTCTTCGAGCAGTGACGCCCAGATGACGGTCAGCGCGCTGCGAGTACTGAGGCCGGTTTCCGCCTCGACCTGATCGAATTCCGGCGCGGAGATCTCGCGGGCGTCAGCCACAGATCACACTAGTCGCTGTCTAACGCCCCGGACCGGCGCTTGAGCCCCGGCAGGATCTGGTAGGCGAGATTGATCGCTTCCAAGGCCCAGCTCCCGTCCTGCGCCGAGTCGTAGACCCGGAACCGGATGCAGCGTTCGTGCAGGTAACGTTTGTTGGTATCGCGGAACTTCGCGTTCGCCAGCGCCGAGTCCGCTGACACGAGGATCGTATCGCCGTCAGCGGTCAGGATCAGATCGCCGTCGGCGGTCGCAAGTTCCTGTGTGGCCGGGGAGAACTGTTTGGACCCCAGCGCGGCGGCGTTGTCCGGCGCGTGGCCTTCGAGCCATTCCAGCGTCAGGGTCACGGTCTGCTCGGTCTGGAACAGGAAATCGCCCCAGCGCCAGCGTTTGCGCCGCGAGAGATCGGGCTGGCCGTCCGCGTCAAGCCCGTAGAGGGTCTTGCTCATCCACTGGGCGCGGAAGCTGGTTCCGGCGAACGACTGGCCCGACCAGAGGCGGTACACCACGCCCGACACGGTGTTGCCGCTCGCCAGGAGAAAACTCGACTCACTCGACGAATCGAGCTGCACGGCGTGCGCGAACCCCCACTCACGGACATACCAGACGCCCCACCGCACGTTCCACACCAGCGCGGTCGAAGGCTCAGAGTTGGTGCCCATCGGGATGACCCACGCGATCTCGCCGCGCGCCGGATCAGTGACCTGGAACGCGCGGGACCGAAAGGCGTAATTCAGCTGCAGCAGTTCGTCCTTGACGGGGTTGCTGATAATGGTGTCGCTCTTGCCGTCGAAGAGGCGAATGTCGCCAAGCGGCGTCAGGTACGCGAGGGTGCTGATCTCGGTGGTTTGAATCACGCTCTGCTGGTCGAGGTACTTGGACCCGGCAGGCACTCGCGCGACGGTGCGGCCGTGGACCGTGCCGGTTTCGGCGTCAGATCGTCTACGAGTCCAGTCCACGGTGACGCCGGTGATTTCCCCTGTGCCGCTGACCGTCCAGACAGAGCGTTCCTCGAACACCACGAGCTGCCCGCCGAAGTCGCCGATTCCACCCACGATCTGATCGCCTTGGGTGTGCGCGTCGGCAAACGTCAGGAAGTTGTCACCGAGCACCGAATCAGGCAGGCCGGGATCGGACCAGTACCCGATCTGCGGCGCGGCGTCTGTTCTCAGGTACCACATGCGCTGCTTGTGCGGCACGCAGAAGTAGCTGGTCGGGGGCGCGTCCCCGTGCTCCTCCATGATCCGGTTCTCGATGATCGCCGGGTCAGCGGTGTTCGAGACGTACGCAGCGGTGAGTCGCCCATCGACGTACGACTCGAAGTAGTAGACCTCGCCCGTGCCGGTCGTGCGATAGACCTCGTAGCCCGCCACGGTGACGTCGGCGCTCGCGGTCCACGAGAGATCCGCAAGCTGATTCTCCAGAGGCAGCGTGGTCGAGGACAGCGACCCGTACCCCCGCGCGCCCGAGGTGAACACCACGAGGAGTTTCCACTTGTAGTTGCCAATGAGATTGCCGGAGTCGGCCGCGCCTGCAACCGAGGCCGGGGTCGGGGATTGCGTGTTCGAGGCGAGACTGAGCGTTGTCCCGTCCCACTTCCTCGGCGCGGCCTTGCCGCTCGTGATAATCAGGGTGTCGCCCGATTGGCCGAAATCAGGGATTTGGTTGATCACCGCCGCGCCGAGATCCGCAAGGAACGTCCAGCTCACCCCCTCGTCGAGCGACTTCCAGATCTCCCACTCGTCGGTCTGATCGTCGAACACGCCGAGAAGCTGCCGGACGATCGTCCCGCCCGAGGTTTTGCGATACGGAAACAGGCCCCTGCAAATCGCCTCTGAGGCCCCGGTGTCGGTCGTGACGGGAGTCCCGGTCGAGAGGGTGTAGCCAAGGATCCGTTTCGCGCGGCCGTACTTGTCGATCCAGAGGTTTTTCGATCCGCCTGAGCTGTAGATCTCAGGCAGGATGATCGACTGGACGCCCTGATTCTCGCCTAAGAAGGCCTGAAACAGCTGTGTCGTCAGGGGCACGCTCATGGGCACATATTCTGCGCGTCAGCGATCAGGTCGCTCACGTCACGGCGCTCGATGTACTTTTCGAGGACGGCTACTTTCGTGTCGAGGTCAGCGACCCGCTGCTGCAGCTCCGCGATGACGACGTTCCGAAGATAGATCTGGACGTCCTTCTCGCCTAGGAGCGCGCAGAGGGTTTCGTAGGTCGGCGGTTCCTGCTCGGGGTCAGACATTACGCGCTCGCCCGGTACATCACCGTCACCATCATCTGCGTCGTGTTCGTGATATCGGCCGTCGCCAGCGCGTTCGCGTTCGACGTTCCGGCCGCTTGAATCCCGTTGATCGAAATCACCTGCGAGGCCGACTGCACGAACCCTACGAGCGAGATCCAGTTCGTCGCGAGGGCGGCAAAGAGAATCGATCCGCCGATCTGGTTGAGGTTCGCGAGGGTTTCGGACGGGAACGGCAGCCCCTGGATCTCCACGTTCGTCGTGATGGTGCCCTTGCCGCTCAGGACGACGTAGCACGAAGCGATCACCAGCTTGCCGATTTTGATGTAGCGGCCGACCTGGGCCGTGTAGGTCTGGCCTGAAGTGCCGCCCGAGCCGCCGATGACGGGTACCCAGGCCTCCTCTTCGTAGTCGTCGAGGACATTGGCCCCGGCGTCAGCGACCTGCACGGCCGGGAACTGCAGCCCCGCCGAGATAGTGGGTTTGGCGGTGAACGTCGCGACCCCGGTGACGCCGAGGGTGCCGCCAATCGCCACGTTGCGAGAGAAGAACCCATCCCGAGGACGAGTCGCGCCCGATTTCCCGATGTCGAACAGGGCATCGGTGAACAGCAGATCGCCGGTCATCGTGCCGCCCGCGAGCGGCAGGAACGCTGCGCCCTCGAAGCCGTCGAGCAGATCCGCGTTGAGGTTCGTGACCTTCCCCGCGCCCGCGTTCACAGCAAAGGGAGCCGATGCGCCCCGGTTGTAGCTGTACAGCCCCGTGATCGTGGCCGGGGACTCAGCGATGACGAGCGTCTTCGCGCTGACGCCCGACGACGTGTTCAAAACTGAGATCGACATCTAGGGGACCGATCCCGTCAGTGTCCCGACCAGCGCCTGACCACAGACCTGCGCCGCCTCACCCATGACGACGAGACGATGCGCGACTCGCTGCTTCAGTGATCCGGTTGTCGCGTTCCCGGCGTACGCGCTCGACAGGTTGGCTTTCTGTAGTGCCGTATTGAGAAACGCGCCGGTCGGGGTTGTCGCAGGGGTGTAGGCGCAACTGAGTCGAGTGGGGTCATTGGCGTCGTTGCTGGCAAGGGTAAGTTGCAGCACCCCAGTGTCGAACCCGACCATCATCGATTCGAGATGGTAGCCCGTGCGGTTGATCACCACGGGCGTCGTCAGGGAGATGATCTCCTGCGCGGGAAGTGAGGCTGTCAGGAGCAACAGCAACACAGGCAGCAAACGTTTCATCATGATAGCTCTCTCTCAGTTAATCGCACACGGGATCGCGCGGGTGAACGCCGAGCGGTTGTCGAGATTCGCGCCGGTGAAGGTCGGCACACCGCCCGGCCACGCGATCGTCCCCACAGGCGTGCCTGCCGTCACCGATTGCGTCAGCGCCACCGCCGCGCTTGTCGTGTTCGCGGTATGCGTGACGGTCGAGGTCGCGGCGCGCGAGGTTCCGGTCCCAAACGTCGCTGAGGCGATCTGCCGGAAGATCGTCGTCGAAGCAATCTGGAACGGCAGTTCGTGTGAGTGTGCCACGAGCGCCGACCCCGTAAAGACCGGCACTCCCGCAGGCCACGCAATCGTGCCGGTCGGGGTGACGGTGTCGAGGCCGCCCGTGGTGCCGACGTTCCCGCTCGCGGCGGTGGTCAACACGAGGGTTTTCCCGAGCAGTGCAGCCACTTCGGTGGTCCCGGCCGGGCAGGTGCCGCTGATCACGAACCCGATCAGGCCGGAGGGCAGCGTTGCGCCGCCCGTGCTGAACGGCGTCCACACGCCAGCCGCGTTGCAGTAATGCACCTGCTGCGTCGAGGTCAGGAAGAACAGCGAGCCAATCCCCGTGATGCAGGAGTCAGGGATCGTCGCCCCATAGGTGATCTGTGCCGAGGCGAGGCGCGGCGCGAGAGTCAGGAGCCCGAGGACGAGGCAGACACGCAAGGCCTTGATCATAAAACGCCTAGGAGACTTGTTTGATGGTTCCCCGCGCATTGTAAATCACGGTGGTGAACGTCCCGCCTGCGCTGGTTCTGACCGTGATCGCGGTTGACGCCGCAGACCGAATGTTGAGCACCGGCGAGGCATACGGCCCGACTCCGGTAACGTTCGTGATCAGCCCTGTCGTGATGAACGTGCCACCTGCCGACGCGGACATGGGGAGCACCAGCGTCCGCGCGCTGCTGCCCTCGTCGGTGTAGGTCACGTCACACGAGAAACTGTGTGTTGTGGAGGTCGTGACGAGCACGTTGCAGCCGACCTCGAAGGTGCCCGCCGCAGCCGGGGTGAAGGTCGCAATGGACGCAGACCCGACGTTCGTCGCCGCGACGACGTTCCCGGATGCCACGATCGCCGGAACGCCGAACCCGGCCGTCGTGATGCCGTTGTAGCCGGAGATCGTCGCGCCGATATCGAGATTGCCGGTGTTCGCGGTGCCCGCACGGCCTCGCAGTTTCGCGGTGCTGTCCGTCGTCCCGTCGAGCATGAACCCAGCCGTGCCCGCTTCGTTCTGCATCACAAACTGCGCGTTGGCGAGTGCGCCGATGAAGCCACGCCCGCTGTAGTGCAACCCAAACTGGGACGCCGAGAGCAATAGTTGCCCGTCGGTGGTATTGAGCGACACGATGCCGTTCGTGTTTACGAGCAGCCGATCCACGCCCAAGACCGACATCCGCACATCCCCCGCCCCGGCCCGATACCAGCCGCTGGAGGGTTCGGCGGTGTATGCGATGCTCGGGAGCGCCACGGTACCGTTCCCGAACAGTCCCTGCGTGACGACGGTGATCGTCTGGAAGATCGACACGCCGTTGATGCGGACGTGCTGCGCCGCGACGACGGCTGAGAGACTCAGCGCGAGAATGACGACCGCGATCAGAAAGCGGTTCATGTTTCGCATCGAGTCAATTCACCATGAAAAACGTGCTGACGGTGCCGCCCGCCAAGACGGTCGAGACACGGGTGCGAAGTGCGCCATGCACGCCGGTGATCTGGACGATGTCCTGGTTGGGGGCGGTTCCGGCGAAGGTCACGGTCGCGAGGGTGGCCCATGTGCCGGTGTACGCCTCGGAGTTCGCCGACTCGACCTTGACGGCACCTGAGGTGACAGCCGTACCCCACGAGATGTAGACGACGGTTTCCCGACCGCGCGCCATGAAGCCAGGACCGATCGCGGTGTGGGTGGATTCGACGGCGCTGACACTGACGAGGCCGTTTTGTGAGGTGACGGTGGTTTCTGAGGCGAAGACGGGTAGACCAACCAGCAGCGCGACCGCGACACAGCACGCCACGAGGTAGAGCCCAAGCACCAGTCGTTGTCTGATCATCACTAACCTCTTATGTCGTGTGGAGCTGCGAATAGACGCGCCCCTCCGGCCCCTCGCGGTTCGTGCTTTTCGCGCGCTGAATCACCGTCGTGAACACCTCGTCGGCCAGCAGCTTCAGCGCGTCCGAGCCGTCTTCGAGGCCCACCTTCATCGCGCGAACCGCGAACGTCGCGAACGCGGTCGCGATGTGATCCTTATAGGCGAACGTCCCGCCGCGCGTGGTGATGTCGGTTTGCGACTTCATGCCGTACCAGCGGAGGGTGTAGACCGCGTCCGGGACCGGGCTCCAGAAGAAACTCTCGTCGTCGTCGAAGTAGCCGTCCGGGGCACCGGGCGACATGCCCAGAGAGGCGCGAATCGGCCACGGCAGTGAGGGAACGTGCCCGCCCGACATCGAGACGGGTTCGAGCTGGTACCTCGGTAGGTTCGGGGTCACGGTCGTGTCGAGATACCACAGTGAGTCGAGCCGCAGGATCGTTTGAGGCTTGGCTGAGGTTTCGACATTCGCGACAGTCAGAACCGTACCTGAGGTGCGGAACACGTGCGGGTAGCTGGCAGCGAGGCCGCCACTCCTCGCTCGCCCGCGCGTGGGCGGCGTCGAAACCGGGGAGTACCCCAACCCGGCGACGGGTGTTCTTGCCTTCCTTCTCGGCCATCTGACGGACTTCATCCGGGAGGCGCTCGTAGAGGGTCTGGGTACGCCAGTCGGTTTCGCCCCGGCTCGCGATGTTCGTCCCGTCGTGGTGCAGCGCGAACTTGTTCCCCATCCCGATGTTCTTGATTTTCTGATAGTCGCGGAGGCCTTTTTGCCGCTGGTAGGTTTCGTCGTTGGTCGTGGCTTTGGCCCGATCCTGCTCGCGGGTCATGGTGCGGACGCAGCCGTCGAAGTAGTCGAGGCCGTTCTTGAACATCCTCGGGTCGCGCATGTAGCAGTTGGCGTAGAGCCGGTTGTCGAGCGGCAGCGGCTCGTGGGTGTCGGGATTGTCCCAGACGAACACCAGCAGCCAGTTCGGCGAGAGGGCCTGCGTGATGGTCGGGTTCTCGAACCAGACGATCCACGGGTGGTACCCGGTGTGGATCGGGGCACCAGCGGGTGGTCTGACGCAGCGCAGTTTCGGATGGATCTTGGTGAGGGCGAGACGGACGGAGTCGGGCGCGGCCTCGACGCCAGGGCGGTCAGGGTGCCAGAAGTGCAGCATCGCCCCGCGATCCAGCGCGGGCTTCCGCTGGGGCTGCTGTCCCCAGTACGGGCGGCTCTTGAGGGGGAGCCGCCCGAACCCTGCCGCGAATCGCGAAACGTTGCTCATAGCTCGGGGTCATCGTAACACGAGGGCTCACAGACGTTACTTGAACTCGCGACGGAGCAATCGATGGTGACGTTCGACGAGCTTGGTCGCGGACCGGAGATGGCGAGCGATCTGTGCTCTGGCCATGTTGTACGACTTGGTGTTGTCCGCGTCGAAGGCGACAGACTTGCCGCAGACGCTGCACTTGATCAGGCCGCCCTTGCGATCGACCTCCAAGGTGTCGGGCTTCTCGGGATCGGGGCGAGTAGTCCCGGCCCCGGTCCGCAGCCACGGCGCGACCTCTTCGAGACGCGGCAGGGTCTGGCCGTACGGCACGAGCAGATCCACGGCGAATTTCCGCCGCGAGCCATCTTCGAGGATTTCGGAGCGCACCATGTCAGTGGAATCAGCCCCGATCGCGCCCTTGACGGGTCGGCCGTCTTCCCAGCCGAAGAGACTGGCGTGGCGCGGGCCGCCTCTGCGCTGGATTTCGAGGCAGCGTTCGTGCCAGTCGAGATACCGGGTAATGGAGTCCTTGACCGTGTCGAGTCCGGCCCAGCCGACCTGCTGATGGCGCTCCAGCTCGACCAGATCGTAGATACGGCCGAGGCACTCGTTGACGGCAGCGGGGTTGACGCCTTTCGGGACACCCTTGTACATCGAGGCTTTGGGCGGCTCCCCGACGTGATCGAGGAAGAACCGCAGCTCGACGATCGAGTAGATCGCGGGCTCGAAAATCTGCTGGACGGGTGGCATAACGCGGCTCCTTGAGAGGGAATCGAGGAGAGGGGCTCAGTCCTCTCCCCACGAACACAGGCCGAGAGTGTTACATCAAAGTGCTGATCGTGATCGCGCCGGAGGTCGAGGTCCAGTTGCCGACCGACCAGCCGCCGTCGGTCGTGACCGGGACCGCTC